CACCGCCTGCAGATTTAGGGGCACCAGTACCACCAATGGGTGGAGAAGAAGGAATGCCACCAATGCCACCAATGGGAGGTGAAGAAGGATTACCTCCAATGCCACCAATGGGAGGTGAAGAAGGAATGCCACCGGCAGATTTAGGAATGCCACCAATGGGTGGAGAAGAAGGAATGCCACCGGCAGATTTAGGAATGCCACCAATGGGTGGAGAAGAAGGTGATGAAGGTGGTCCTGTAGGATTAAAAACTATCCAAAAATTAACAGGTAGACTAAGTCAAAAAATAAGATCATTTGATAAGGATAAAGGTATGGATTCTCAAGACATAAAATATGTTGTTAATTCTATTTTATCGGCTATAGATTTATCAAAATTAGATGAAGACGATAAAGAAGATATTTTAGATAAATTTGATTCTTTTGAGGATTACGGAATGGGTGAAGAAGGTGACTTAGATTTAGGTGGCGAAGATGAATTTGGTATGGGTTCCGATCTAATGTCAGGTGAACCTGAAGGGTTAGGTGGTGAAGAATTACCTGCACCATCACCTGAAGAAACATTTGCAGAATCAAGAGTCGAGAAAGTTTTAACCAAATATTTTAAAATTAATGAAAATGAGAAACCAATCTTAGAAGAAAAAAGAAAAAGAGATTTTATAAATGAAAAAATAAAAAGAACAAAGGTAAGTAAAGAAATAGAAAATCTTTCTGAGACATCAAAACAAGAAATGGTTGCTAAAAAACTATTCTCTGAAAATACAAATATAAAATTTGTTGGTAAAACAAATAAAGAGAATTTAGTTTTTTCATTAAAAGGTAAACAAATAAAAGTAACACCAAACGGTAGAATTTTATGAATTTAGTTTATGTAAATGAATTAGGTCCGAACTACAAGGGGGATAATTTATATGAATTTATTTTTTCTGACGTTGACGATGTTTGGGGTGAAGATTGGGATGCTGAGCCGGCTGCCGGTAAACCTTTTCCTCCTGATGTGAACTACATAAAAAGAGTTGGGGTTTTAAAAAATTCAGAAATAAATTTGAACCTAATACAAAACTCTGATTTTTTTGGTGTTTATGACGCAATAGACGGTGTTATATCATTAGCTTGGGAAAGATCAGATAGTGATGAAATTTTAATTAATAAAAGAAAACGTTTAGTTTTTCAATACGGAGAAACAATTGAGAGTATTGAAAATAAATTATACGAAAGAGATGTCGTATTAAAATGGGAAAAAAATTTAGTTAGTGATGAGAAATATGAATCCTAAAATGGCGTACCTTCTTAGTGAAGGCGTTTCAATAAACACTCTTGAGAAGTTAAGTCCTCCCCAAATTGGTTTATTATATGAGAAAGTTAAAAAATCTAATAAGGAAACTAAAGAAGCGGTAACAAAAACAACGACATCTACAACCTATTCAAAAGATGAAGTTAAAGGTAAAACGTTCAGCAAATCTGATGATGTAAATGTAACAATCAATCAAGATGACAGTGTTACGGTAACTAAAGAAGGTGAGGTAACTGAAAAGGCGTTATCAAAAAAACAACAACAATTTTTTGGGATTGTAAGAGGAATGCAAAAAGGTGATACACCTAAAAAAGGTAAAGCAGGTAAAGTATCTGACGAAGTAAGTAAAAAAGAAGTAAAAAAGTTTGCAAGTACAGAACACAAGGGATTACCTGAAAGAAAAAACAAAAAAGAAGATGTAAAAAAACTTGAAGAGAGTATAATGAAATTAATTGATAGTCATATCCATCCAAATATCACTAAATTTGAATTATTGAATACAATTAAAAAGTATAAAAGGTAATGAATGTCTTTATCAAAAGAACAAATATTATTAGAATATGCTAAATGCGTAAAAGATACACCATACGCATTAAAAACCTATCTACAAACATACGATAATACACAATCTAAATACGTACCATTAGAACTTTTTAATGATCAAGTAACCTTGGTTAATGATTACGATTCTTCAGAAGAAAATATCGCGTTAAAATACAGACAGGCTGGGGTATCAACTGTAACATCTGCATGGGCATCAAAAAGATTGGTTTTCGCCCGTAAAGAGAAACCTGAAAAAATTCTTATCATTGCAAATAAAATGGACACTGCCGTTGAGATGGCTAATAAAGTTCGTTCATTTGTTGAACAATGGCCTAAATGGTTAGGGGTAACATTCTCAGCGGAAAAAAACTCACAGAGACATTTTAAATTAACCAATGGATGTGAAGTGAAAGCGGTGGCAACATCAAAGGATGCCTTAAGGGGATATACACCAACAATATTAATTTTTGATGAGGCGGCATATATTAACGCAGATGAAGACTTTTGGTCTGCTTGTATGGCTTCCCTTTCAACAGGAGGTAAAGTAATTGTAATTTCAACACCAAACGGTTTCGATCCAATTTACTATTCAATTTATAGTCAGGCAGTTAAAGGTATGAATGACTTTAAAATTACAGAAATGTATTGGTTTAGGGATCCAAGATATTCTAAAGATTTAAAACTAATTAAATGTAATGATATTGTTCATTACATGCTTAATAGAGCAGATTATAAAGACAATGAAATAACCCTTGATTATTCAGATATTAAAGTAAGTGATAGGGATTTTCAAGACATAAAGAAAAAAGTAGAACAGGAAGGTTATAAGGCGTATAGTTCATGGTTTGAAGCTATGGCTAAAAAGTTAAAGTTTGATAAAAGAAAGATATCACAAGAGCTTGAATGTAATTTTTTAGGGTCTGGGGATAATGTTATTCCTGCAGAGACAATGAAAAAAATTAAAGAAAACTATATTAGAGAACCTGAGAATAAATTTATGGGTGGGGCTCTTTGGCAATGGAAGGAGCCAATTGAGGGACATCGTTATATTATGGGTGTCGATGTTTCAAGAGGTGATAGTGAAGATTTTAGTACTATAATTATAATTGATTTTGATGATAGAGAACAAGTTTTGGAATATATTGGAAAAGTTCCTCCTGATATATTAGCAGAAATTGCATTTAAATGGGCCACAATGTATAACTCATTTATTGTTGTTGATATTACCGGAGGTATGGGGGTATCTACCTCAAGAAAATTACAAGAATTAGGTTATAAGAATTTATATATTGATGGTGTAAACCCTGCAGATAAATGGAAATGGGATCCTAAATCACAAGAAAAAATACCAGGAATTAACTTTAACGCTAAAAGAGTTTTGATTGTTCAAGCTTTTGAGGAGGCGTTGAGGTTTGATTTTGCGTTAAGGTCACAAAGACTTTTTAACGAATTAAATACTTTTGTTTATATAAACGGAAGACCCGATCACCAAAAAGGACAACATGATGACTTAATAATGTCATTGGCTATGGCAATATATGTTGGTGAAACGTCATTTGCACAATTAGAAAAATCTACACAACAAGCAAAGGCGATGATTGATTCTTGGACAACAGAAACTAATACATTTAAAGAATCTTCACAGAATTTTAATCCCGGATTACCCGTTGATCCAAACAATAATTTTGGGTACGGAAGGAATCAAGCAACTAAAAGTGATTATGAAAACTATTTATGGTTATTCGGTGGTAAAAGGGTTTAATTTAAATTAAACGATACTACTTTTTAAAAAATATGTAATATGGCACAAGAAAAATATACTGTTTGGCAAAGATTAAGTAAGGCGTTCGGTCCCAATTCAACTATGGATCAACAATCCCCTGTATTTAAATTTGACAAAAAAGAGTTATTAAAAACAACAGATAAGGGTGAGTTTGAAAAAGAAAAACTACAAGCTCAACAAACAATGTACATTGGTAAACAATGGCAAAAAGTGGAAAGTAATTTATACCAACAAGCGGTATATTATGAACCAACAAGAATGGCTTCATATTACGATTACGAATCTATGGAGTATACTCCAGAAATTTCTGCAGCATTAGACATATATGCAGAAGAATCAACCACCCCCGATCAAGACGGACATATATTAAAAGTTTATTCAGAATCAAAAAGAATAAAATCTGTACTAACAGATTTATTTATGAATAAAATGGACATTAATACAAACTTACCTATGTGGACTAGAAACACCTGTAAGTTTGGAGATAATTTTATATATCTAAAGTTGGATCCTGAAAAGGGGATTGTTGGATGTCAACAGTTACCTAATATTCAAATTGAAAGGTTAGAAAAAGGTATGAGATTTCAACCTGACAAATATTCTCAAGAAATGGAAAACGATTCCTTGAAGTTTGTTTGGAAAGAAAAAAACATGGAGTTCAATACTTGGGAGGTTGGTCACTTTAGAATACTTGGAGATGATAGAAAACTACCATACGGAACATCGATGTTAGAAAAAGCAAGACGTATTTGGAAACAGTTATTACTTTCTGAAGATGCCATGTTGATATACCGTGTTTCAAGAGCACCTGAAAGAAGAGTATTCAAGGTTTTTGTTGGTAACATGGACGATAAGGACGTTGATGCATATGTACAAAGAGTTGCTAACAAATTTAAAAGAGATCAAATCGCCGACCCTAAAACGGGTAATGTCGATATGAGGTATAATCAATTGGCGGTTGATCAGGACTTTTTTATACCTGTAAGAGATGCTGGAGCAACAAACCCAATAGAAACCTTACCGGGAGGTACAAACCTAGCTGAAATTGCGGATATTGAATATATTCAAAAGAAACTTGTGACTGCACTTAGAATACCTAAGGCTTATTTAGGTTTTGAAGAGGCTGTTGGTGATGGTAAAAACTTATCTCTTCTTGATATTAGATTTGCTAGAACAATAAATAGAATACAAAAATCGATGATTGCGGAATTAAATAAAATTGCAATCATTCATTTATTTTTATTAGGATTTGAAGATGAATTAACTAACTTTACTTTAAGTTTACATAATCCATCAAAACAAGCGGATTTATTATCTATTGAACTATGGAAAGAAAAAATCACATTATTTAAAGACGCAGTGGCACCAATACAAGATTCTGTTGCTCCTGTATCGGCTTCTTGGGCTAAAAAACATATATTAGGTTTCTCAGACGAAGAAATTAGACTTGATTTACAACAACAAAGAATTGAAAGGGCAGTTTCTGCGGAACTTGGTAAAACTGCTGAGGTTATTACTAAAACAGGTGTCTTCGACAATATTGATAATCTTTATGGTAAAAAAGAGGGGGATAAAGGTGCTGATGCCGGAGGGGCTGGTGATTCGGATTCTGGAGGTTCTACACCGCCACCATCAGGAGGGGAAGAAACCCCACCACCGGCAGGAGGAGCTGAACCACCAACAACGGAAAGATTGGTTAGAAGTGATTTAGATTTGTTAATAGAAGAAAACTTATTTAGTGGTAAAAACTATATGGATTTATCAAAAGGAAGAAATTCTTTAATTGAAATGGACGATAGATTGAGAAATTTAATAGACAAGTAATATTTATAATAAAAAATGATTATGAATACATTTGGTAATATTAAAACAAATATAGAAAGGGTGGCTTCTGAATTGGCTAAAAAACCAGAATTTAAAAGATTTATTTTTGAATTTAATGGTTTGGTTCTAAAAAATAAAGATATAAGTGAGTTATATAGTATATATGACGATTTATCATCTAATAAAGGAATTGCTCCTGATATTGTTAATGATTATGTTAATGAATCTATAGAATACTCTCAGATTCTTTTAGAAAGTCAAAGAAAAAATATTGTTCATTTAAATAATTGGATTTCTTCTTGGGATAAATCAAATAAAAATGATTATTCCGATATAGATAATGCAGTTTATAATAACAGTATAAGAAATTTAGAATCAGTTTTAGAATCTAAAAATAACATAAAGAAAACTTTAATAAGTGAAGAAAAAATTACTGTTAAAGAAAATATAAATCTACCTATAAGTTCGATGGTTAGTATTGCTAACAAGACTTTATCAAAACAAATTTCAAATTTATCAGAAGGGGATAAAAAAGAATTAGAATCAATATTAACAATGGATTACGACACTATGAAAAAAGATTTTAATTCATTAAAAGAAGATGTTGTAAAAAAATTAAAAATCACTTTAAATGAATCTTCAGAATCAAGTGTTGGAGATTCAATTAGCAAGACAATAGAAAAAATAATGGATGCAAAATGCAACTATTATGACTATTATAAACTTAAAAAATTAAATTTGGGACTATGAAAAAATTTTTTAATGGTTTAGGTGGGTTGTTCAAGGATAGTAGTGGAAATGCGTCTTCAAAAAGATTCATAGGAATACTTTGTGGTGTTTCTCTTTGTATTACTTTGTATGTGAACAGTTATTCTCACGGTGATATCAAACCTTCAGATACACTTGTTAATGCGGTTGCAATGTTAGCGTTTGGGTGTTTAGGGTTAACCTCCACAGAAAAGATTTTTGGAAAAAAATCAGAAGAAAAAAAAGAAGACAATAATCAAGAAAACATTTGATTTTTTTGTTTGTGTTTTGCTTTTTGAATTTGAACCCTTCGTATAACGGAGGGTTTTTTGTATTCCTTCCTTTCTTGTAATTGTTGTATTTGTTTTGTTTTATAAATTTTAAACTTATAATTCTTTAATGCTTGCTCAATAGACTTTTCATTTTTAACCGGTACTATAATCATATTTTTTCCTTTTATGATATAAATATACGTAATTTTTTCAAATTTTGACAACACAAAAAAGTTTTATTATATTTTTTAAAACAATAAACGTGCAACACATGAAAAATGAAAAAAGGAAAAACATCAAAATTAAACATATTTGATGAAGCAAAATGTCACTATGGGACGGTAGACTCTAAAAATTTTAAATCAATTTATATAGTATTACAAACGTGGATCGAACCAATAGTTGATCACAGTAATTGGAATAAAATCACGGGAGAGTTAAAAAGACAAATTTTACACACATTATTAGAAGTTGCTGATACCACAACATTTGAAAGGAAATATATTGTTGATTTAGATTTAAGGACAAGTGGGATACAAAAAAATAAAAAAAGTTTTTTAAATCTTGAAATAACTTTATTTGTTAATAATCAAAATCTTAATTTTAAATCTTTAATTTTAAGAGGAAAAATAAAAAAAATCTTAGAGTCAGTGTACATTGATGACTTAAAAAATTCAAAGTATTTTATATTAAGTAAAACGAAATTGAAAGAAACGGTAAGTATATAATATTTATCATTAAAAACAATTATGAAAATATTAGGACCTAAAGATACAGGAAAGGGTATTTTAGTTGAGTGGGATGCTGGAGTTATAAACCCTAATGATGCCAGAAATAATCAAGTTATTAAAGAATCTTACGGACAGTTAGATCATTCTAAACCATTTGTATTTTATGCAACATTACAAAAATACGGAGTACCAAATAGAAACGGAAGAATTTATCCTGAAAAAATATTAAAAAGAGAAGCCGAAAAATATAAGGATATGATTAATAGAGGTATGTCAATATCTGAATTAAATCACCCTGAATCATCTCTTATTGATTTAGATAGAGTTGCCCATTTAATTACGGAAATTTGGTGGGAAGATAACGTACTAATGGGTAAAATAAAACTATTAACAACTCCTGGGTTTCATGAGAGAGGTATCGTATCATCTAAAGGAGATGTTGC